CCTGTGCATCCCTAAACTCTTCTTTCTTTATCATGTAAGCGTAAGGGTCTTCATTTTTTAAAGTATCCCAATCTACGCTACTGAACTCGTTTAGCTTGGCCGATTGTTGCTCTTGCAACATCTGTAAACCATTTGCGTACATTTGCCTCTCTTGCTCTAGCCTTTGACGCTCGGACTGGATTTGCTCCGTCTCCTTACGCTGCTCTGCTAATGCTTGAGACTTACGAGTGTAGTCAGCTTGCCTTTGGTATCCGTTCTTAAGTTCATCAATACCAACCTCAATTTCTTCTCCGTCTACCTTAATGGTGTACTTTAAATCTTCTTCGGCTACTATTTCAGTTTCTTCTTCCTCTTCTACCTCTTCTTCGGTTTCTTCTTCAGCTTGTCCTTCCTCTTCCGATTCAGGGGCTTCTTCTTCTACCTCTTCAGCTTCCTCTGTTTCCTCTACCACTTCCTCGTCAACAGGGGTATCGGTTTCCTCGCTTGCGGTTTGCTCTTCTGAGTCCCACATATTAAGGATTTGGTTTGCAGCATCTTCTGCTGAACCTTCTCTTACTCTTTCAAATCTACCTTCTTGGGTGTTCTCTGCAGAATCCATAGGTTGTCTCCTCTATTCAGTTAAAAATTGTTCTTGCTCCCTTTCAGCAAGTTTGCCTGTCTCAAGCACTGAAGTTATATGTTGATTAACTAAATCCAGTGCTTTGATTGTTATATATAATCTATCTCTTTCCACTTCTTCGGCAACTTTGGTATCAAGCAAGTATTGTACTAATGCTTCCTTGACTGTGGCTAGAGCCTCTACATATAGAGGATGTTCTAAAATCTGTTTAGCTTGGTCTGCCCTTGCTATCTCTTCTCCCTTGTTCCCCATGTTAAGTTCCTATTTTAACAGCTCGTTCTTGTTGTCTTTCTAGTTCAAGCTCTTGTTGCTTAAGTGCAAGTTCTGCTTTCTTAATCTCAAGTTCTTGTGCTTTAATTTGCATGTCCACACTAGCTTCTTGTTGTTTAAGTTCCAAATCTTGCTGTGATATCTGTGCATCAAGCTGCATCTCTTGTTGTTTAAGTTGGGATTCTGCTTGTATTTTTTGTACTTTAACTTGTAGCTCTTGTTGTTTAAGCTGTGCTTCTTGCATTTTAGCCTGTTCTTCTGGGCTAGGTCCTTGTTGTTGCTGAACATCTTGGTCCCCGGGGTCTGTAATAAAGTCATCTACATTCTTCATACCCATAGCTTTTATTTGTTCAGCTACTAAATTGTATACATTCTTAGGTTTAAGTAGCATTCCTGCTGCTGGGTGTTGTGCAATCATTTGTATTGTTTGCGACAATCTACCTAAATGCATAAGGTTCATATCTTTATTACCAAAACCTAAACCTACCTGTGCAGTACAATCCATTTTGGTTTTCCATTCGTGTGGATATAAAGTAGTCCACTGATTGTTTAATCTAACTAGTTTTTCAGGCTTTTCAAATTTCTGTACTAACATATATACAGACTGTGCTAAATCTTTCATTCCTGTTTCAGCAAATATTCTAGCTATTAATTCTATTTTCTGCTGTGCTGCGGTCATAACTTGACCTACGCCTGTAGCAGTTTGATGCGATTTTAATGCACCTTCAGATAAACCCATTGAATTCTTACTAACGCCAGTTCGCTCTTCTCTAATACTGTCTAGGTATCCTAGCATATTAAAAGAGTTCTGGTCTAGTTGTGGTGTTCCCAGAGGGTTGACAGCACCCGGTGTGCGTACTCTTACAATACCACCCGGTCTAGAAGTCATTAGGTCATCTAAATTTGCTTGACCTTCCACTACCTCGTATCGCCCATTATTTGTTAGATACATATTGTCTAACAAGTTACGCATTAGTGTAGTCTTAATGAGTTGAAGGTCGGAGATTAAGTCATAAATACTCAGACCGTAAAACTTATGAGGCATTGGTATAGGTGTAAGGGAGGAGAAGGGAACACTATCCACAGCCTCATTATCTAACAGTTCATCTCCAACCTTCGTTACTTTTCTTAGTTCAGCAATGCCATCGTTGTCATAGTCAACACGCATGTAGCATTCTGTAACCCAAATTCCGTCATCAATATCACCTTCTGGTGCATTGTCTTGTTCTTGTGAGAATCTAGAAAGTCTTTCAGCTTTATAGTCAGCTTCATCATTACTAAATACATTCTCTATTTTACTCTTAGGGTAGCCTTGTTCTATTAGTTCAGACTTAGTTCTTTTTACCCTGTGTCCTACAAAACGAGCATCCTCTATTGTCTTGGCATACTTGTTTATTAAAAATTCTTCTGGTGGTACAGCTTCTATTCTAACTTGGCCATCATCATATGTTCTACTAACTACAACATCATGTGTTACTTGTTGTGGCTGTAATGAAATAACATCGCTAGCTTCTAATCCATTAGGAGTGTGCTCTAGTACCTCTACATTATCTTCTAATAGTAATGCAGTAAACTCTTCTTCTGTTAAGTTCTTGTACTCTTCTCGTAATGTTTCACTACTGTCATCCCAATAGTGTTTTACTATACCATTCTTTTGTAGCAGTGCATCCTTAAACCATTGATATATAATAGAAAATCCTGGGTTTTGTCTCATAATGACATGGTTCACATAATCTGTGGACTGCTTTGCCATTGTAACATCTTCAGGTCCCTGTGGTTCAAATTGTACTACCTTATCGCCCGAAGTAAATATCTTCATAAGGCTAGGCATAATCCATTCGATTACATCTGCTACATCTCTTGTGACAATCTGTGAACGACCTTCTTGCTCATTACCATACTTTTTGCCATAGTAACGGTCTAACGCATCAGAGCGTTGTTCTGTCAGCTTTCCGTCTTTGTACCCTAGAGCTGAGTTAATTTCTTGCTCTAGGTGAGCAGATAGCTCACGCTTTGTCATTTTAGCCATAAATTATTTACCTTTATTTATAGGGTATTTTGTTTCTTTAGGTGGTGGCGTGGACATACTGACTGTTTTCATAATGTGTTTGAGGTCTTTAATGTCCTGTGCCATTTCTAATATTTTATTTTCTAACCATTTCGGATTCATATACTTCTCCTTATATTATCCAACTTAAATCAGTCTTAGGAAGTTCCTTTCCCCAAGCACTGTCATTACCTGTGAACACTACATCTGTTATACACAAGTACCTAAAAGCATCGCTGGCGTGTGATGTCCAGTCATGCACTGGTCGTTGTGACCATATCTTTTTCTTGTCATCATAGCTACTTCTATATTGTAGTAATGCTTCCAATCCTTTCTTGGTAGTGCTTTCATCAAACCAGCACTTGTTTAAATAAGTTCTAGTAGTATCAATACCATCCATAACCTTTAACTTTGGTGCTACTTGAAAGTCTATGCCTAGGTCAAATGCTAGGTCTCGTCTTGACTTACCAGTAGAAAATTCTCTAACTACTATATCGTGTGGTGCTATGTGTGCACCATAATGATAACCCTTCCTGTTTAGTACCTCTATATAGTGAGGTAGTCCTTCATTAGAGTTTTCATAATAATCTATAACGTGTACTGCTTTACCAACAAATTGTACAAACCATATACTGGTTGCGTCTGATACCCCAAGGTCCCATGCTGTTACTACTTGTTTAGACGGGTCATAAGGGACTTTCCCCACTCGGTCTTCTTCATAAGCAGTTTCAATCTCTTTAGCATAATACGCACCTCTAAGTGCAGCAGACCAAGAACACTCGTATTCTTGTTCAAATTCAGTCTCTGCCATATCCTGTTTCGCAAGTTCAAGCTCTTCATCATCTAGTATCCCTGTTTCACTCGCCTTGTATAAGAATCTGGCCCATCCCTTCTTCTCTGGGGCAGAGTGGTATAAATCATAAAATTCGTTTTTCCCTTTAGGTGTACCAATAAATATGGCATACCCTTTCCTATCTGATAGTGCTGGCCTTATAACCTCAGAGAACATCTTAGGGTTCATCTGAGCGTACTCATCCAATACTACACCATCAAGATAAATTCCACGGAGAGTATCATAGTTATCAGCTCCGTACAGTTGTATCCTAGCTCCCATAAAGTCAGCTCTTAATTCCGCTTCATTAAACTTAACTTCTGGAAATACAGCACATAGTCTTTTTAATTCATCCCAAGCGACTGTCTTAGCCTGCTTAAATAGTGGTGCTATGTACGCATATCTAGGTGCTGGTTTACCTTTACCTATATCCTCTACAGAACTTTTGATTAACTGGTTTATAGCAAACACAGTCTTACCAAATCGTCTGTGACACACTACAACATTAAATCTATCTAGCGTTGTATGTAAATGTCTTTGTAATTCCCTAGGTGTATAGGGTATTACTATAGGTTTTCTCTCCTCTTGCATAAAGTTTAGTGTACCTTACTATCTTTATCCCTTAATACTTGGTTAGCGTCTGCAATATCTTTTTCATCACTAGCCCATTGTATGTCAAACTGTCTATCTTCTACAACAACGTGGTGTTTAGGAGACCATCCGGCTTGTGTCTTTAACCAAAACGTAGTCATGCTAGGAGATTCACCGCTAACTGCCATTTCATAGGCTACACCTGCTACTCGGGCGGTGCGTTTTTCTTTACCTACTAGCAAATTGTGTGCATAATATTTTGTTAGGGTCGCATTACTAATACCCATAACCTTAGCTATAGTGTGCTGGTCTAATCCTATAGTAACCATCTCTTCTACTTTAGAATAGTCATCATCTGTAGGCTTATACGTTTGTCCTCTTTTGATTCTAGACTTTTTACCGCCAGCTTTTTTAGATTCTGAACTAAGACCACCAGTAGGTCGACCTCGCTTACGCTCTATCTTTAATACAGCATCTGCTGGTACGACACCCTTAGCTGATGCAACTGCATAACGTAGTTCTTCTTCGAGTTCTTTTTCTATTTCTCTAATCTCATCTTCTGAGTCTATAGAGATTTCACCTTTATTTGCCATATACTAATATTATACCATAAAATTGCTTATTGTGTTCCTAGAATATATACAAAGTTATTCATTTAATTTATATAAACAATTAATATTGGTTCAATGTAACTTTAGTAGCGTGGTTCTAGGAATAGTAGCTTAGTTAACTTAAAATATAAGCAATATTATACCATATATTTCTTAGTTTGTGTAAGTATTTTATTCATTGTGCCCGAATTCTGGGTAGGTGTGCAGGGAATTACTCAAAAAATAATAATTTTGGATGGAGGTAGGATTCTGTGTGTGTGCAAATTCGTGGAAAGGGTGTCCGCCCCTCGCCTTTCTGGGCTTTTCTCCCCTCGTTTTTATTCGTAGACACTCGAAGGGTATAAACTCCCCTTTTGTTTTTTATTCGGAGTCGAATTCGTAGTTTTTATATATCATTTTCTTAATACACAAAGTGTACAAAGTTTTAATTAAATGTAAATAAATCCATGTTTTTACTTGACAAAGTAATAAAAGCTAAGTAATATAATCCCTGCAATAATGCAAAAATGGAGATATAAAACAAATGACAAATAAAAAGCAATTTACAAAGGATTTAAACGAATATTTATATAAATGGTTTGAAGTTTACGAGTGCATTCCTTTAGTAGTTAGACTCAAAGGAAAAGAATACACAAGGACTGAGTTCATGCCTTATGTTAATAATGAACTTAAACTCTGGAATATAAACGTATAATCATAAAAGCTAAGGGCTTTCACATCGAGAGCCTTTACCCTTTATTATAAAATGGAGATATAAAGAATGGAATACTTACACAGGCTCACAGAGTCAAAAATGACTGGTAAATTAAAAGGAATACCAGCTTTAAATACTAACACCTTGACAAATGAATACTGTAGCAAAATGAGAAGCACAGACACTAATTGCATTTGTGAAATTTGTTATAGTGCCTCGATGTTAGAAGGTGCAAGGAAAAATTGCGCTCCATCATGGGAGAAGAATTCAAAGGCCTTAGAGAACATTATACCCCTTGATAATTTACCCTCGATTAACGCTCATACTTTCCGCTTCCATGCGCATGGAGAGTTAATCAACTACGAGCATTTAATAAACTTTATTAACATAGCTAAATTGAACCCTGATACACATTTTGCTTTATGGACTAAGAGAAGCAATCTAGTTAAGCAGTTCTTAGAGTGCGAGGAAGCACCCAAAAACATCATTTTTATTTATTCTAATCCAAAAACCAATAGAATAATAGAAAAGCCCCCTAAAGGCTTTCACAAGGTTTTTAACGCTTCATATGATGACAGTGTTAAAGAAGGCCAAGTGCATTGCACTGGTCAAAAATGCGTTGACTGTATGGCATGTTATAGACATAACGAAAATACAGTTATAATCGAGAAAGTAAAACGGAGATAAAACAAATGGAAAAAATACTTAATACTTATAAGATAGTACACTATCAAGAACTTGATAACCTAAGCGAAAACTTAGGGGTATCAATTAAATTTATTAATGCTAAAAATGATTATGAAGCAATGGCAATAGTTAGAGATAACTATAACATTCCTTTGGGTTGGATTAAAAGCAGTACATTAGCTAAATCAGGGGGTAAATAATGATATTAGATATATTCATTGCCTTACTGGTTATTATAGGCCTGTGTTGTGTTGTAGTAACTCAGGACTATGCAAAAGAGATTAACAATAAAATAGACAAGGAATTACAAGAATGAAAACACTTTATAAAATACTTATGACACTAGGTGCAATCGGTGTTATAATTAATACAAGTATATTATTATGGCAAGTACAAGTGATTATCAGCCTTAATAATTCACATAATTGGCTTGACTTAACCTTCGATACATGGTTTAATAGCCTATAGAGATAATCTCCGAGTCCTGAGCATGACTTAATAAACTGCTCCCAAATTTGTGTAGAGTTAAGAGTACAAATATGTATAACCTTATCCGCACATCTTACCGGTATCTAGTGCCAATGGTGGAAGCCCTGAAAATCTAGAGAGGAGTCCTGAGTATGACATAAAACTGCTCACTTACTGGCTGTAATTTTGTATAGTGTATCCTAAGAACATTACAACAGTACGCACTTCCTAAGTATGAAGTCTGCTAATAAACTGCTTACTAACCATGAGTTTGTACAATCCATGTTAGTTGTTAGAAATATAGGCTATTGCTATTTACTCATGAGGGCGATAGTCTATACTCCTATTAACTAAGAAAAGGATAAAATATGGAAATGCGAAACTGGTCGGGAGATGCCACAAAAATCTTCAAAGGTAAGACTGTTGATAAAATTAGATATACGGCAGAAGATGAACTAGAAAGTCTTGGTTGGGATACGGCAACACCAGTTATTTTCTTCACTGATGGCTCATGGATATTAACCAGTAGTGATGATGAGGGAAATTATGGTGGTGCATTCTTTACTTCTTCCTCTGAGATGGAAGTTATACCACAAGGGGGTAGATGATGAAAGATATTACAAAGAAAGTACATAAAGTTGTTGCTGATATTAAAGAAGTAAAATTAGCACCCAAAGGCTTGGGTTTTTATAATGTAACTATATCTAAATCAACAACATTTGAAGATACCTTTGCATACAGTCAAGAAGAAGCAGAGGAATTAGCACTTAGTAGTTTTGAAACTGGTGGTGGGCAAGGTGCATTAGATGGTGTATCTGCCGAGGCAGAAGCAGAATTGCAAACTGACGATAGAGCAGAAGTACAAGAGATGTATGAATGTTGTTGGAATGAAGAACCTATTGCCGAGCCGAGAGGTTAAATATGAATCCAAATAACAATAAACACTTTAATGATGAAGCCTTGAGAATTAATAGAACTCTCAAGAAAGAAAATGATGCACTCAAGCTAGAGATTAAAAGTCTTTGGGCTGACATCTCTGAAGTTGAAAAGCAATTAGCTAAATACCTAAGTGCTACTGAGTTTAATAACTATAACAAGGAGAATAATAATGAGTAGGTGGCACATAACTAAAGAAGAACGAGAAGGTCTTATGTTTTCTGATTGGAAAATGTATGATGCTGATGGTGATTTTATATGGATAATTGAAGATGAGCCAACAGAGGCAGATGCTATTGAGGAGTCTAATAACCCTTATGGTGGAAAAGATGGTCTTATTCCTGATGCTGTTCGAGGTGTTAGAATAGAGCCTTATGATGGTGAACTAGAAAAGTTATGCGAAGAATTAGCAAACTATAAAGATGAGCCAAAGGTTGGACAATGGCAAGATTACAAGGATGATGAATACGCTGACAAAGGTATGAGTCGTGGTGATTTCATAGACAAGGAGTACACATGAAAGGTGCAACAGAAAGTAATGAGTGGCTCAAAGAACTTGAGAAAGAATTGACAAGGAAGAACAAAGTCAAGAAGAAACTCAGGCAAGAGATTAATGACCGCATAGAAAAGATTAGGCTCATTGAAGAAGATACTGAGGAGATACTCAAGAAATATCTTGGTGGTAACACACCATCAAGGGAAGACGTTGAGTTTGATTTGATGTATAATAGACTCAATGAGTGATATGACAGGTAGAAATTGGGAAGTTGAGCATAAGCTATTAGACTGTGCAGTCGAGTACAAGAGATTGCATAACTTATACTTAGATGCTGACTTCGAGGATAGGCTTAGTGATGCTCTGTTTTACAAGGGTAAGGCAGAGCATTTCAAGTCTTTAGTGGATAGAGGCATAGAGTTTGAGCCTCAATTTTAGGGAGTAAAAATGAGTGGAATTAAAAGATATATTAGTTGGTGCGAAGATAAGGGCTATGTTAACGAGTCTGGTGAGGTCGAGAGCATGGATTTTGTAGACGAATACCTAGAAACTAAGGAGTTTGAAAGGGAACAGAGAGAACAGGCCTTGAAGGTAGCTTTAAGCGAGGCTGACGAGGACTCCTTGTTTGGTATGATGCACAAGTTAGGCTACTTAGTACAACGGCACAAGGATTTAAAAGGGAGTTAGGGTGAATATCCTAACGAGGGTTCAAATCCCTCTACATGGTGCATGAGGAGAATTTCTCATGGGGGGTTCGATTCCCCCTTTTTTTATGTACGATTGCTTTACAAAGTATAAAATCTATGATACAATACTACCATTCTAAGAAAGAAATTCATTGAACCAATTTATTGTTTATATAAATAAATAACTTTTAATCAATGTTACTTACTTAGTATTACTAAGAGTGTAGTAGTTTTTACTTCCATTTTTTCTACTACACTTTTAGTAGTATTACTTAGAATACTGCTAGATGTAAAATTAAATGTTAACTATAAGGAGATGTAGAAATGAGTGATTATATATCATTGACTGGTGAAGTTGTGTTTAACAAAGTAACTCAGCCCGATGTATTCAAAGGACAAAGTAAGTACACACTTACTGTATCCTTAGATAAGTCAGGTATCAAGGAAGCTGAGAAGAATGGCTTAGTGACTAAGGAGTATGAAGGCAAGACTCAGATTACTTCTAAGCGTAAGGTAGACTTTGGTCAGCCTAAGATTTACAATTCAGACAAAGCCGAGGTGGATGCTACTCACCTGTCTTTGTTTGGAGATAAGGTTACTATGCTTGTTAAGAAAGGCAAAGCACCTTACGATGGATACACTTACTTAGAGCGTGTGAGGGTGGATGAGAAGGCAGATGGAGTAGACGAATACGACCCATCTGAATTTTAGTTGTACTTTTAAATTAATCTAGGTTATAATATTGGGGCAACTTCGGTTGCCCTTTTAATTTAAACGAGGAGAAAAGTGGAAAAGAATAATAAAGTAATACGGAAAGAACAATGTCCTAGTTGTGCAAAGCTAGGCAAAGACAGTAGCAGAGATAACTTAGCAGTATACTCAGATGGACAGACACATTGCTTTTCTTGTGGAGAGCATGGCTTTGTTGAACACAGTAACAAACCTATACAGATTACAGAGCAAAGTGATGACTCTTGGAAGCACGAGTATCGAGGTGATTACTATACTCTACACGATAGAAAGCTAAGAGCCGAAACCTTAGAGAGATACAAGGTCAAGTGTGAGAAGGATGGCAAAGGCAAAGTGATTAAACATCACTACCCATACTACAATCATAAGAATAACATGGTTGGTATGAAAACAAGGGTAGTTGCTAGTAAGTCTTTCTATGGCAAGGGAGATACCACTAACAAGAATATGTTATTTGGACAGAACTTGTTTCAAGGTGGCGGTAAGTATGTCACAGTATGCGAGGGCGAGTTGGATGCTATGTCAGTCTATGAGATGTGTGGTAGTCGATGGGCATCAGTATCAATTAACAATGGAGTACACGCTACTGCGAATATCAAGGCCAATCTGGAATGGCTTGACTCATTTGAAACTGTAGTATTATGTTTTGATAATGACGAGGTAGGCCGAGAAGCAGTAGAGAGAGTAGCACCTATACTTGGTCCGAATAAATGTAAGATACTAACACTAGCTAAGCACAAGGATGCAAGTGATTACCTCAAGCATGGTGATGGCAAAGAATTCTTAGATGAGTGGTGGAACTACGCAAAAGATTACACAGTTAGTGGTGTTGCTACAGTTGAGGATATGCGAGAGGCTATGCTTAACTACAAGAACACAGAACTTGTACCACTACCTGACTCTTTTGGAGAGTTAAACCACATGATGAGGGGCGGTATAGCAAAGGGAGAACTGGTATCAATCATAGCACATACCAGTATTGGTAAGACTACTATACTTAACGAACTTATCTACCACTTTGCTACAGAAACAGAGGAGAAGATAGGTTGCTTCATGGTAGAGGATAACATTGATGAGACAATCAGGAAGGTTGTGAGTGTACACACAGCAGAGAACTTACAACTAGTTAAACCAACAGAGCTTAATGTAGATAACATCATGGACAAGGCCATTGAGATAGGATTCGGCACAAAGATACAGTTACACAATGATGGTGGTGGTAGCATTGACCTTGAGGAAATGTTTTCTAAGATAAGATACTTTGTAAAGGGATTAGGTTGTAGTATAATATTAGTAGACCCATTACATACTGCAATTAAAAACCTAAGTAACGAGAACATTGAAGAAGTCATGGACAGATTTATTAAGTTATGTAAAGAAACTAAGTGTGCAGTTATACTAAGCACACACACAAGGAAGCCTGACGATGGCTCACATCCTCACAAGATTAGTGAGTATGATGTCAAGGGTAGTGGTGCAATACCACAGGCTTGTCATACTAACATACTATTCTCAAGAGATAAGTTAGCAGAGGATGATTACACTAAGAACTCAACACGCATTAGAGTACCTAAGCTAAGAAGAACAGGGCAGACAGGAGAGGGTGGTTGGACATACTTTAACCCTGAAACTGCTAGGCTAGAGAAAGGTGTTAATCCTGATGTGGGCGGATGGAATAATGACGCAGACTTTTAGTTGCGACATAGAAACTGATGGTATAGAAGCCACTAAGGTGTGGTGCGTAGCAGTGCAAGACATATACACCGAAGATACACAAGTATTCTATGAGTCTAAAGACTTTAACGAGTGGATAGACTCACAGACTTTAGTGTTTCATAATGGTATAGCATTTGACATTCCTGTACTTGCAAGACTATGGGGTACTGACTTCGGTAACACAACAATAGAGGACACACTGATACTCAGTCAGCTAGACAGTCCACGCAGAGAGGGTGGTCACTCACTAGCTAACTGGGGTGAGTACCTAGGATACCCTAAGGGAGACCATGAGGACTGGTCAAAGCTAAGTGATGAGATGGTTGAGTATTGTTTAAGAGATGTAGAGATAACAACTAAAGTCTACAAACTCATGAAGCAAAAGAGATTAAGTGAGGATGCCAAGCAATTAGAGTATGCCACTAAAAGACACTGCTCTTGGCAAGAGAGGACAGGTTGGCTCTTTGATGAGCGAGGTGCGATAGAGATATTACAAGAAGTAAACGATGACCTACGCAGTACAGAGGAAGAAGTACATAAAACATTCAAGCCCCTACCTGTATGGAAAAGCAAGAAACCAGTGGAGCAGAGATTTAAGAAAGACTTCACTAGAACCAAAGGCTATCAAGCAGAGGTTGAACTCGAGTGCCATACCAATGAAGAAGGTGACTATGGTTACTGGGCATACCCTGAACTAAACTTAGGCAGTAGGCAACAGGTGGGTAGACATCTTATGCACTATGGTTGGAAGCCTGAGGTGTTTACTGAAACTGGCAGACCTAAGGTTGACGAGTCCACACTCAAGGATGTAGAGATACCTGAGGCACAACTCATTGGTAGATACCTTATGTTACAAAAGAGGCAAGGTCAGATTAACTCATGGCTTGATGCTATAGATGAGAGAACAGGTAGGATACATAGCAGAGTACATACTATGGGAACTGTGACTCACAGGATGAGCAGTAGCAATCCAAACCTACAACAAGTAACTGCTAGTGGCAAAGAGTATGGCTCTGAGATGAGAGCATTGTTTACTGTACCTGAGGATAAGGTGCTAGTAGGTGCTGACCTCAGCGGACTAGAACTTAGATGCCTCGCCCACTATATGAGAGATGAGAACTATACACAAGAGATATTAACAGGTGACATACACACTGCCAATCAGAAGTCAGCCGGACTAGACACAAGAGATAAGGCTAAGACATTTATCTATGCATTCCTCTATGGTGCAGGTGATAAGAAGATAGGTAGTATAGCAGGTGGCGGTATAGAAGAAGGCAAGGTACTTAAGAAAAACTTTCTTGATAATACACCTGCCCTTAAAGTACTCAGGGAAAGAGTAGGCAAGGCATCAGACAAGGGATACCTCAAAGCATTAGATGGCAGACACGTCAGAGTTAGGAGCGAACATGCCTCACTTAACTTTTTACTACAAAGTGCGGGTGCTATAATAAGTAAGAGAGCATGGGTTATTTTTCACTCGCTTGCACTACACCTAGAGTACAGGCAACTGGGTGTTATACATGATGAGATACAACTGGAGTGTAGTCCAGAGGATGCAGATGAGATTGGTTCTTTGGTTGTTAAGGCCATGGAGCAGACAACAGATTATTACAAACTAAACTGTCCAATAACTGGAGAGTATAAAATAGGGAGAAGTTGGAATGAAACACATTAAAATTACAAAAGAGAATGTTAACTTGGCTAATTCAATGTCAAGTGATATGGGTATTTTAAATAATTCAATAACACAAGGAAAAGGAAATGTAATTGGATTTCTAGGTGAGATTATTGTAGCAAAGGAACTAGGAATTTCCTTGAACAATACTTATGATTATGATTTAGTATTTAATAACAAAAAAATAGATGTAAAAAGCAAGAGGGTAACATCAGCACCTAGAGAATATTATGAATGTTCTGTAGCTGACCTGAACACTAAACAAAAGTGTGACTTTTACGTTTTTACCCGAATAAAAAATGATTTGTCAGAAGGATGGATACTAGGCTACCTAGAAAAAGAAAAGTATTTAGCAGACTCAAAGTTTTTAAAGAAGGGGAGTATAGACCCTGACAATAATTGGAAAGTTTCAACAGACTGTCATAATCTACCTATAAGCAAATTAAAGGACATAGAAGAATTAGGCAAACATGAAGGATAACGAAATTAAAGTGCAATGGAATGAGAGCAGAGAGAAAGACAACATCAATCCTGAGCATTACACACAAGGGATAGAGTGCATTGATTATATCACTTCAAAAAACATGAGTTTTCTGGAAGGCAATGTGATAAAATATGTAACTCGATACAAGATGAAGAATGGATTAGAAGATTTAAAGAAAGCACAATGGTACTTAAATCGGCTAATAGAAATTACAACAAGAGAGGAGTAAGAAAGTGGAAAAGAGTATAAATACTATAATACCTGATGTGTATGAGGTGATGAAGTCAAAGGATTATTCCGGAGACCTAGACACTATCGCTATGCAATGTGGTAGAGAGGTTGAACAGGCAATTAAGAATGCCTTTGAGCCTTATGAACAAAAGAAAGACCTGAGAATGTCTAGCATTGGTCGTTGTGAAAGGGCGCAGTGGTATACTGTGAAGGGGTACACACCTGAGGAGATAGATGGGAGTGTGTACCTTACCTTTCTACAAGGTCATGTGTTAGAAGCCATGCTTGTGGCTCTGATTAAACTATCAGGACACGCAGTGACAGACCAACAAAAGAAACACACAGTAGAGGGAGTCAATGGCTCACAAGACTGTACTATTGATGGTGAGTTAGTAGACATTAAGACTGCTAGTGCATGGTCTTGGGATAATAAATTTACTGAGGAAGGTATCAAGGATGATGGCTTTGGCTACATCAAACAACTATCGGCCTATGGTAAAGGAGACAAAAGAAAGCATGGTTACTTCCTTGCTTTAAATAAAAACAAATCAACTCTCAAGCTGTGCAAACAGGAACTTGAACAAGATGTAGATACTTTTATTGTCGACCTGAAAAATAAAATGGAGTCGGATACACCGCCTATGAGAATAGCTAACGCTACTACTATGACTAAGTCAGGAGAGGAGAAGCTATGCATGACCTGTGCATTTTGTGGATTCAAAGAGGACTGTTATGGTAGCTTAGATGCCAGACCTATTCCTTCAGGCAAGATAACTAATTATTTTGTTGACAATAAAGGAGCAAGTTTTTGAAGCTACTACCAGAGTTGAAGGCTTTTATCTCTGCAACTTATGACACCTGTTTAATCTGTGATGAGTTAGAGATAGAGCCTGATGAGTTACTTGATGCATTTGAAGGTAAACTTATTGAGAAGAAAGATAGATTCTTAGAGGACTTTGAGGAGACCGAATGGAATACATAGAGATAAGCCTAGCTTTTATGTTACTAGGTGCAGTTGCTATTTACTTTACACACAAGAGAGCATACGACAAAGGAATAACAACAGCAATACTACTACATAGAAACGGAAGATTAAAGTACAAAGATTATTATGATGAGAATGGCGATAAGATGGTTGACATTGAAATCGCACCACTAGAGGATGATGAATGAACACACTACCAAATGACTACCAAAATTTTATAGCACTGAGCAGATACGCTAGGTGGCTACCTGATAAAAACAGGAGAGAGACATGGCAAGAGACAGTTGCTAGATACTTCGATTTCATGGAAGAACATTTAAAAGAAAATACTAACCAAGAGTTAGTACCTAAGACTCGTAAGATTCTTGAAGATGCAGTGCTTAATCTAGAAGTTATGCCAAGCATGAGAGCCTTAATGACATCAGGTAAAGCACTTAAAGATAACAACATAGCTGGTTACAACTGTGCTTACCTTAGTGTTGACCACCCTAAAGCATTTGATGAGTGCCTCTATGTACTCATGCATGGTACTGGTGTAGGCTTTAGTGTAGAGAGACAGTCAGTCAACAAACTTCCAGAAGTACCTGAAGAAATGATTGATGTTGAGGACATAGTAGTTGTACAAGATAGCAAGGAAGGATGGCAGTCTGCATTCCGTAAACTAATTAACTACCTATATGATGGTGAGATGCCTAAGTGGGATTTCTCTAAGATTAGACCTAAAGGTTCTAGGTTAGCTACCTTTGGTGGCAGAGCAAGTGGACCAGAGCCACTGCTTGACTTATTTAACTTCGCTACTAACTTATTTAAAGATGCAGTAGGTCGCAAGCTAACAAGTTATGAGTGTCATAGAATGATGTGTAAGATAGCAGAAGTGGTAGTTGTAGGTGGTGTGCGTAGGTCAGCACTTATATCTCTATCGAACTTAACTGATGAGCGTATGCGTAACGCTAAGTCAGGTCAGTGGTGGTCAGACACACCAGAAATGGCACTCAGTAACAACAGTGTATGCTATACAGAGAAGCCAGACATTGGTATTTTTATGAAAGAATGGACTTCTTTATATGAGTCTAAGTCTGGTGAGCGTGGTATATTTAACAGAGAAGCGGCAATTAAACAGGTAGCTTCTATCGGTAGGCGTGACACCGACCATGACTTTGGTTGTAATCCATGTAGCGAAATCATCCTAAGAGATGGTCAATTTTGCAACTTAACAGAGGTAGTGATACGAGCAACAGACACACAAAAAGATATGCTCCGTAAGGTAAGATTAGCCACCATACTGGGCACATTTCAGGCAAGTCTTACTAACATTAAGAGACTTAGACCGAAATGGGTTAAAAATACAGAAGAAGAAGCCTTGCTTGGAGTGTCATTAACTGGTATAATGGACAACAGTTTCATGAATGGCAGTAATACTGATAGAGGTTACTATGGTAAACGGAACTTACCAGACTTTCTTTCTGACTTAAAGAAGGAAACAGTTAAAACTAATGAGCATTGGTCAGAACTACTAGGCATTAGTCAAGCAACTGCAACAACAGCAATTAAACCTAGTGGTACAGTCAGCCAATTAGTAGACAGTGCAAGTGGTATACACACTAGGCACAACGACTACTATTTCCGTAGAGTAAGAGCAGATGCTAAAGACCCTATCGCTCAGCTCATGGAAGACCAAGGCATACCTTGTGAAGCTGATGTAATGAAGCCCAACAGTGTTAAAGTATTTACCTTCCCAATGAAAGCACCTGATGGTGCTATACTGAGGAATGAAAGAACTGCTATAGAACAACTAGAGTTATGGCTTACATATCAAAGATATTATTGTGAGCATAAGCCTAGTGTAACCGTAAGTGTAAGAGAGCATGAGTGGATGGAAGTAGGTGCGTGGGTATACAAGCACTTTGATGAAGTCAGTGGTGTTAGTTTCTTACCACACTCCGACCACTCCTACCAACAAGCACCTTATGAAGATTGTACTAAAGCAGAGTACACCAAACTAGCTAAGAAGATGCCTAAGTCAGTAGACTGGGATTTGATTAGCCAGTACGAGTTGACAGATATGACAGTAGGTACTAAATCATTAGCATGTACTGGTAGTGTCTGTGAACTTGTTGACTTAGTTGAAGAAGAGAGGGATGTAGAATGATAGAAACAGCATTGCTTATCTTAGCACTTCAACTAATCATTATAAAAATGTTAGACTAATAAAGGAGTAAGTTATGTTAGAGAAAATAAAGAATGGTGCTGATGGTGCTATAGATGTAGGTATTAAGTTGATTAGCTTATCAATTGTATTACAGATTATCTTTGGACAAAAGGTAGCCTTCCTTACAGGAAATGTAATTGGTTCTATACTTGATATAGTTTGGACTCTTGGTAATGCAGGACTAGCAGGAATAATCGCAGCCGGTATTATTTGGAAACTACTCGATAAAGATATAACGAGTGGAGGCAAGTAAGCCAATCAAGAAACCTAGTGGTCTTGTTCAACTAGACAAGACTGCTAGACTCTACAAAGAATTACAAAAGAAAAAAAATAAACCTAGCCCAAGGCTTTGGAAATCTGATTGGAGAAAGTAATGAAGTTACTGATTATCCCACTTCTTATTGTTACCTTAATAGGGTGCAGTGTGCTAGAAGATAAACTAAACATAGAACAACAAGAATACTTAGAATGCAAGCCACCAGAAAGTACATTATGCATAGGGTGGAAGTATGAAAAATAAAGGAATACTTCCATTACCTGTGTTTACAAGAGGCAGAGGAGAAAAGAAAAAGGAACACTTAGTTAGTTTAAACAATTTCTTTCCTATGCATTTTATACAAAAGAACAATGTTAAACGAGCCTATCACGATACTGTCATGGAATGGGTACACACACTACCTAAATACAAAACCATACAGCCCCATTATAAGCTATACTTTAAAACAAAACACAAAAGAGATTTAGATAACTACACATTTACTATGCATAAGTTTCTTATGGATGCATTAGTAGAAGGTGAGGTTATTGAGGATGACCATTACGAGATTGTAACTAAGGTTACTACAGAAATTGGTGGATTAGATACGGACAACTATGTTGTTGTCGAAATAAAAGGAGAGGAACTTGGCACTGAACAAGAGCAAGGACATAAAGGAATTAAAGAAGTTTGATGTAGACCTAGAGTTTGGTCAGCAATGGGAGAAGCACATAGATGAGATGTTCTCAGGTGCTAAGAAGTGTGAAGTTAAAACAGAGAGAGATAAGTGGGCGAGTACAGGTAACATCTGCATTGAGACTGAAAGCTATGGTAAGCCATCAGGATTAACTAGCACAGAGGCTGAGTTGTGGGTACATAATTTAGTTAAGGATGGAGAGTTGTGTTGTAGCTTAGTATTTAACACAGACAAACTACGAAAAACAATGGAAGAAATGAAACCTTACACTGTTATGGGCGGAGATAACAAAGCCTCTAAGATGTACTTAGTTAATATAGCTAAGCTCTTGAAGGCTGTTTCTTCTTAGACCCTTTCTTTTTATCATAACCCCAATTAATATCTGACAAGCCTTTGTCAATAGCCTGTTGTAATGGCGGAGATTTTATATTCTGAAATCCCGGTTGGTTATCTAAGTCTATACATTTTCTCATTACTAATCTCCTAAGAAATATTCCTGTCCAATTCTACCAGTAGTAGCATTTAAAAATATTTTATACATTTCTTCCGCAGTATCCCCTATTGGTTCGTCACCCATAATCTTTTTCAAGAAACCATCAACATATGCCGGACCCGGACCTGCAATGTAACCTGCAACTTTAGCATCCCCAAGCTCTCCTATCAATGGAATACCAACAGCACTTACTGTTTCTAAGACACCTCTTTCTTCCTCTACCCCTTTAATAGCATCCTTGATTGCCATAGCTAATGCAGCCATTCCTATTGCAGCACTTATGGATGAAATCGCAGCCATCTTGCCCACAAAATCAGAAGAACAAAACTTAGGATTTAACTTAGCGTTAACTCTCCTAGCTATTGTATTACCAAATAATATAGGGAAAGATTTAAGCTGAGCAATTAACATGAGATTAGGGTCTGACATCCAGAGTGGGCGATTACCAGCAGTAGGCTCAAGTGCTACATCTGTTGTTATCTTACGCATCCAAGGAATCATTACATCCCTTACAGAAATAGTGTTGCCTTTTGAATTTACAAATGTACTGTCTAAGAATGAATCATCTAGTATAGCATTTTTAATGTTACCATTAGCAAGAGCACCTACCTTTTCAAAGTCTGACATGCTCAATCCATTTTCTTTTAGTTCTTGTAACAACAATCTTTTCTTTGTCTTACTTAAATTATTTATGTTGTTTAACTGGTCTTGTATCATATTTAAACCAGCAGCAGCAGTCCATACTCTAACAGCGTTTGTATATTGTGTTAAAAACATAGCACCCGGGCTACGGAAGAAATAGTTTAATGCAACATTCCTATCCCCTGCCATTAGTTTGTCTATTCTTTCAGACATTTGTGGTTGCATTGCCATGCCCATAACTCTAAGTAAGTCTCGGCCAAAAGAAGTCCTCGCATCTTTTCCTTCTGCCCCTCCATAAATAGAACGAGCTAACCCTTTCAATGCATATCCAGCCACAGTAGGTGAAGCCTTAAGCATGTTGTACCATCCAGTTCTTTGTCCAATCCACATAGGTTCAGTCCAAGAACTTATGGTAGCTAGCCCTAAGTAACTAATAGAAGTTACTGTAGACAAACCTTTCATAGCTTGTATAGCAGCCCGTTGCTCAGGTGTCTTTGGTTTTTTGTATACATTATGGTATGCATCATAAATGCCCCATAGTTTTTCTACTTGAGCTGAGTCAACTGCACCTGATTTAATTAAGGTGTTAATAGCATCGTTATATTTATTAGCTTTGTCTCCGCCAAATGCCTCTGCTGATGCCATTCTTGTAACAGCACTAAACAAATACCTTTCTATAGAATCTAATGTATCTTCATTCCTAAACTCAGGAGAAAGATTATCCCACTTACCATCTCTTGCTCTTTCAAAAGAAGATATTCCCATGCCACCATCTGTAGCTTCTGCCCTAATTTGCTCAGAAGTAAATACATTTGGGTCAACATCGTTTAGTACATTTTGTAATACTAAATCTGCTTCGACTGTACTAAGACCAACATCTTTTACTAAACTCTCTTTAAATCTTTCTGGATTCTTTTTTACTTTTTTGTAATCAATGCCTCTGCTCAAGTAACCTTCTTGGTGTCCAATAGTTAAACCATCTTTGCCCAGTGTTTTAGTTAAAGCCTGATAAATACTTTCTTGTATATCAGCAATGTCTTTTATACTAGCATCTAATTCTTTTTTCTTTCTCTTACCCAAAGCTCTAGTTACTTCAGCCTCAGCTTCTTGTAAATTGTACAAAGGACTAGCGTTACCTTCTTCCAACTTAGCTGCTATGTATTTATTGACAGAAGGTCTAACACTACTAGCCATTTCTCCCATAAGTGCAACATGTCGAGTCCATTTATTTTTAACTTTCTCAAACTTGTTTATATAATCACCTATGTACTTATGTCTTAATGTTTCAAAAGACTTAGATACATCTTGAGATTCACCGCTTCCAGTAGAAACATCTGTAATTGGAGAAGCTACTGACATAAAAGCTGCCATCTCCTTACCTGTCTGCACTTTGTTTCGTATATCAGGAAGACCATCTGTTGCTCTTCTTAGTAACACATTAGCAGCTGCGTCTTTAATATTAGTAAGAAACCCTTTAGGGTCTGCCTCTGCATTAAACAGCTCAGGAATTACATCTTCTACATTTGCATCAATGTCTTTTTTTGGTGGCCTAATATTTACCATTGCATCCGGCTGTCTAACAACAGGACCTACACCAGCAGTAGCTACACCTGCTTTAGTCATTGTATTAAACTGTTTTAGTAACTCATCATACTGCTTCTTATACTCGTTTACATTTAAAGTATACTGTTCACCAGCAGCTGCTTTTCTGCGAGCATCTTCAAAGTCTAAAATTAATTTGTCTTTTTTACGACTTCTGTTTACATCTGTAGCTTTACTAAGTGCAACAGGAGAACCATAGACACCACCACCAGCAGCACCTACTACAAAATCAGTAGCTAAGTCGTTCTTGTCTAACCCCTCTAAACCTAATGCAGAAGTACGCATTGTGTTTATTTGTTGTGCAGTTTCTGTAGCACCTTCTATGCCTGCTGACTGAGCAGTTTGTTTTGCCCCTTTGTACAGCATAGCACCTATTTTTTCTTTATCTGTTTCTTTTAAATTCTTAGCTATTTGTTTAAAAGATTTTTTAGCAGGCAATCCTGCTTTGTTTAAAGACCTAGCCCATACATTAGGAAGTACAAAATCTAATCCTGCATTTTGTATAGCAGTCCAACTAGCCCTGCCTATTTCCTTATCTGTTAATTCATCTACTGTTTTGTTATCAGCAGCAGCATGTGTTTCTACCGCTTCATCTAATAACATTAAATAATTCATTCCGGCAGCAGCACCTGTTATACCAGCACCAATAAGTTTAGTAGCACCCGGTCCTTTCATCATAAGATTTTGACCTAGTGTTAAACCAAACATAGTTATTGCAGAAGCAGCACCATTTTCTGCTAACTTCTCACCAATAAATCCCGGCATGTCTGACAAAGACTGGTCAAATATTCCTCCTTCATACTCAGGGATATATTCTTCCATGCCCTGCTCGCCTGCCTGTTGCATCTTACCTGCGTAATCTTTTACGTTTAAAGGCAACTCAGTACCCATTCTAGGCAACAACTCAGACAAGCCCCTGCCTGATGCTCTCATTAATCTATCTATTGAATAATCAAAAGCTGAGCCACTACCACTTGAATTAAAATCAAAGTTATTATAATAATCTTCACTTAGCTCAGGAGACGAAGCACTGCCAAAATCAAAATCGGCAAAAGGATGTTCTTCTTCTTCTTTTCTTGTAGCCATTTACTACCTCTATTTAGTTGCTGCTGCTTTTGCTTTTGCTTGGTCTCTTTCGTCTTCTAACAATTTCATTATTTCTGCATGCGTAAGTATAACACCATGTCTAGTAAAAGCTGCGTTTTGTATAGTTCTATATCTACCTATCATATTAGAAGCTGCTTTTTCTCTATCAGCTTCGCTTCTAAATTTAAACCATCCTTTCTTCGGTGTAAATATATTTTCTAAATCTTCTCTGCTCATGTCAACAGCATTAAATGCAGCAGTGTCTGGTTTACCAGCAGCAGCCTTAGTTGCCTGAGCTTTTTCATAAGCTACTAAAGGATTTTCTCCCCTGTCTTGTAAGTTTCTACCATAGTAATCCATAAGCATACCTAACTTATTTATAGTAGCTGGGTCTTTCATGCCTGCTTTAAATCTATCAGAAAAACTTTTCTTTGCTTCTTCCTCTTCTTTACTTCCTCTACCCTTAGCTAAATCATCTGCTGCTTTTTCATCTGCTATTCTCTGCTCTTCTTCAGTTTTAGTTTCAGTTTTTTCTTCTTCAGTTGTTTCGCCTGTTACATTAAAAATACCTCTGTCAAGTTCTTCTTGAACAGAATCTGCTTCAAACATTTCTGATGCAACATTGCCAGCATAGCCTAATTTAGCAGCAGTTTTTAACTTCATAAACCTTTTAGCAAACAAAGACACAGCACCGGCAGTTGTAGCTTTTACAGGATTTTCCTGTATAAACTTAACAGTAGCAGCCCTTAACTCTGGGTCAGTCATGTTTTTTATCATTGTAGCAATCTCAGGAGCAGGATTAAGCACATCAATTAAACCACCCACATAAGGAGTTTCAGCTAATTCTGCTGAGTTACTTATCCAAGCATCCGGACTTGCTAGGTTTTTAATACCACTTATTATATTGTTTCTATCTAAAAAACCAGCCTGCCCTACAGGAACTTCTTCTATTTCTTCTCTATTAAAAGCATTGCGAACTTGGTTTATTTCTGAGAATGTACCTCCTACTGCATCACAAGATGCTTTGTCATTAGCAAATGGAACTAATGCTCCATTAGCATTTGTACAATAACCCATTATCTTTCTCCTTTAAATTTGTAATTCATATTTTTTTCTAAGCAAAAATATTCCTAATGTCTCTACGTGTTGAAAAACTGTTGTTGCGTTGTTTTGTACTATAGCCTCCTGCTGGAGCAGAAGGTCTAGGTGCTGACGTAGGTGCTCTAGCTACTGGTCCTGTTTCATACCTGTCATTCATACGCTTTTGAGCTGCTGCTGCTTGTCTTGCTTTTTCTTCTGCTTTTGCTTTTGCTTTAGCTTGTGCTGCTGCTTGTCTTGCTTTTTCTTCTGCTTCTGCTTTTGCCTTAGCTTGTGCTGCTGCTTGTGCTGCTGCTTGTCTTGTTTTTTCTTCTGCTTCTGCTTTTGCTTTAGCTTGTGCTGCTGCTTCTGCCTGTGCTCTAGCTCTAGCTTGTTCTGATAACCTAGCTTGTTCTCTAGCTTGTGCTGCTGCTTCTGCTTGTGCCCTAGCTTGTGCTTCTGCTTGTGCTGCTGTTTGTTTATTAACAAGACTTGTTCTAGCTTCAGTAAAATCAGTTACTTCTTTTAATACTTCAGCATACATGTTATTAAACTTAGTATCATTCTCTAACCTAGCAATGTCATCATAAATTTCATTAAGAGTTTCTTCTTTAGGACCAGCAACTGGCTCTGGTGTTACTGGTTGTGTACCTAAATCATCATAGTTTTTATAATAATTACCATCATTGCCTTGATACAAATCTTGGTTATCCATTTCAGCTTGAGTTAGTGGTTGATTAAACAACATGCTATCATTAAAAGAATAATCAGCTTCAGACTCTATTGGTGTTTTGTCTTGTAAAAATGTATCAGGTATCCCCATTTTACCTACAAAGTTTCCATCACTGTCTCTACTAAATGTAGGCTCAATAAACAAACCATCCCTTAATTCTTCTTTTGTTAAATTAAGTGCCATCTGGTCAGCCATATTTTGTAGTTGGTCAGCTTGGCTTTGTACAGTAGGTTGACTATCTATGTAATTAGAAACAATTTCATCTGTAGCAGCTTGGTCATTTATATAATTAGAAACAATCTCATCTATAGCAGGTGGTTGTATAGTTGCATTGCTTATTTGTCCTTGTTGCATTCTATTTTGCTCTGCTAATATAGCTTGTTGCTCCGGAGTTAAAAATAAAGAAGCCTCTGTATTATTAGGACTAGGAAACATAGTGCTAGGTGGAGGATTGTCTGGTCCAAATATCCCCATTTCATCTATTGTTTGCTGGTATGTTAAATCTCCAGCAGAACTAGGAGGTCTAGGTGTAATACCATTAAATGCAGGCATACTAACATCAGCACTTACTTCTGGATTTACCGGCTGTACTCCTTCTGGTAATTCAACTGCTGGCATATTTATTGCAGCATCTGCTACTCCTGCTGGTTCTGTATATCCTTCACCAAATTGTCCTTCATAATAAGGATTTGCTACATCAGCAGGTGTACCAAAGATACTATAATCTGCACCACCTGTTCTTAATCCTTGGCCATAAGTGTACTCATCTAAGCCACCCGGACCAGTATAATTAAATAATGATGAGTCATTGTATGCAGATAAATCTGGTGCGTATATAGTTCCAGAAGGTGTGCGTTGTCTAAAAACTTTTGAAGTTAATACTGGTGTTGTTGGTACTGCATTTGCTACAGTAGCAGCACTACTTCTTCCAGTAGTGTTTACTGGCGATGGTGTTCTGTTTGGTTCTGAGGGAGTTGTGTTAGGAGGTATAGGATTAAAGCTCCAGTCTGGACCTCTTGAGCCACCATATGCTTCATACTCATAGTTTGCTTGCATATCATCTGCTGGTATGTCATATGTTAAGTCCATATTATTACTCATCCAGCTACTATCATCAAAAAGACTTGGAGGCTGTACTGGGTTAAAATCATTCCAAGGACCGGGTCCGCTGGTATTTTGTGCTGGGGTAGACACCGGAGCAGTGTAAGGAGAATGCACATCTGTTGGATATGGGTTTGCGTACCTATCTGCTAAAGTAATTTTTATAGGGCCTATTGCCATTTTGTCTCCTTAAAATAAACTATACATTTGAGCCAAACCACCTAAGTTACTCATAGCACTAGCACCCGGTGTTGTAGATATGGATTGTCCTGCGTTTCCAACTAAAGGACTAAACCCTGTAATACCAGACTGGTACTGTTTTAATTGTTGATATGGTAAGTTTTGCTCAAACTCTTGTTGAGCCATAGCATCTTGTATCAATGCTTGCTCTCTTTGTTGTTGTTGACTACCAGAAGCACCTAATGCACTATAAGGACTGAAGCCAGCTTGCATTAAACCACCAGTCATTCCTAAGGTAGCCCTTTGCTGCCCTAATCCTTGGCCATAAGCATTGCTGTATATTTGTGCTGCTGCTTGGTTAGCTGAGTCTGCTGCTCCAGCTATAGCATTACCTTCTGCAATACCTTGTCTGCCACCACCATAACCGCCTGACATAATAGCACCACCTCGTATGTCTGCTAAACTATCCTGTACACCTGCCATTGCTCTATCTGCTGCTGCCTGTGCCATGTTATTAACATATGGGTTATTAGCCACATCAATCATACTAGGGTCAAGGTTTTGCTGATAAGCACTTAACGCAGGATTCATTATACTAGGAGCACCTTGTGTTGCAAAGTCTCTAATACCTTGCTGTGCTGTTAGTTGGTCTGGTGTAAAGCCTGCTTGTGTTTGACCACTGTAGTACTGAGGTGTGTTGTTGTTATATAAATTAGCAGCTTCTTTAAAGCCACTTTCCATATAAGGTACAGCGACATCCCAAGGGTCTTGGTTTACTGTACTTGTGTTGTCACCTTTAGACATTGTTTATCTCCTTTGCAAATAATCTTGTTTGTTCTTTATAATTAATATCCTTAAGTACCTTTCCCCATCCTTTGCGACCAAATAGTTCTACATACTCACAATTGTTTTCTTTTCCAAATGCATTTAGGAGTGCATCTGCTTCATCTCTCCATTCCATAAATTCTTTTCCACCTAACAGTAATACACATAATATGTTTTTCTGTGGATACTTACTTATCTTTGTAACAAAAGCACCTTCTACATGCGTGCCTATTTTTACCCAAAGCTGCATATTCTTTGATTTACAGGCACTTTTTATGTCA